TGCGACCAAAGACATGGAGACCGCGAACGATGTCGCTGAAGGTTTCAGTCGAACGGACAACCTCAGTCTTCGCAATGTGCGAAGCGGTAGCCGTTGAGGACATATGACCACCAAGAAGAATATTCTCAGTGCCGTCCGTAGCGAGGCCAGTCAGCGTTACCTGATCCGTGCCGCCGTTCGATACGAGGGCGGTGGACTTGTAGCACTGGAAGCCAGCGATGTTGCCCAGCGACACAAGACCGTTACGCAGCGGGGAAGTCGCATCGCCCGTAACTTGGACTTCTGCGAACTTCGCACCGGCTGAGAAGAGGTGCTTGTAGAACGATGGGGGTGCGACGAACCAGCGGTTCTCTTCCGGAACAGACTGGTTGTCCAGAGACTCTGCCATCTTGAGCATGGTGTTGACAGCAGTGTCGCCCGGAGTGGTTGCACCACCAATGTCCAGAGCGGAACCGAGAGTACCGATTCCAGAAATCTGTGCAGTGGTCGCACCCGACTCACCGGTGAGACCGGCGTCAGTTGCCATCTGATCAAGG